CTTGCGGTCTACCATTAATTCTCGCAGTTCTTCTAACTCAGATAGCTCTGCTGTAGTTAGAACTGCACCTTTAGCCCTTTCCCAAAGCCATTGCTGATGGCCAATCACACGACCTACTGTTTCTTCCCATGTTTCAAAAACAGTACCGTCATCGTCCAGAGGGCGGTTATAGGTGCGGCGGGTAATCACGTTAGCCCGTGTGGAAAATGTTTGTTTATTACTGCTCATTATTAGTGCTTCCCATAGTTTACTGGTTATCTTGCTTTTGTATTCTTTCGCCAATCCAACGCATTACTGGTACGGCCATGCTGTTACCCATCGCTTTGTATCGAGGGCCATCTGGGCAGTCTTCCGCTGACTTATTGCGCCAAGGGATTTGGGTGTAATTATCGGAAAAGCCTTGCAGACGTTCACATTCTATTGGCGTTAAGCGTCTGACTTGCATATCGGCAACAGGGGCATGTATGAAGTCCCCACCTTGGTTTCCACCTACTGGCCCCCCAGCCATCAGTGGCTGCGCAACATCAGTGACACGGGCCTTGTAATCTTTACCGCCGTTCATAGGCATTATTGAGTAAGCCACCGCTGGCGTCTTGCTCTTATCCAGCGTTGGAGTGACTTTCGTTGATACACTATCGCCTTGGTTGGCGCTGTTCTGTGCGCCGAAGGCTATGCAACTTGCCGTGTCCTGGTCTGACCTTGCCGCTAATGTTTTACTGACTGCACCTGTGACTTCCTGATTGTAGGCGTCAAAGGCAACGGGATGTATTGCACCTTCCTCAACATCCCTTGATCCAAGAGAGGCAAACATTCTTGCCGTGAGCGTACCCATCAAACCTTTTTCTAAGATTAAATGGCCGTTTTTTGCTGATTGGTGAGTAAGTTTACCTCCACCACATTGAGTGTCTAAGCTACCCGCTATTACTGGAACATACGCCTCTGATTCTACTCTGTCATTCCCTGTGCAACGGAATGGAGCGCCTTGTGTAACTGTGGGGGCAACTCCTTGCCTCGCTTCTCTGCTCGGCGCAGGATGCCCTGACACGCTTTCTGGCTCAAAAAGAACCTCTGCGGTACGTCTCCAGTCTCCAAGGTATCCGACAACGAACAGACGTTTGCGGCGCTGGGCCAATCCGAAGTATTGAGCGTCCAGGATTCTCCATGAAAACCCGTACCCGATTTGCCCCAACGCTGAGAGGAAGGTTCCAAAATCTTTTCCTCCGTTAGATGACAAGACGCCAGGGACGTTTTCCCAGACAAGCCACTTGGGTTTAAGTTGTTCAGCCATTGCAAGATAGGTGAGCATGAGATTGCCTCTGGGGTCTGCAAGCCCTTTGCGAAGCCCTGCGATTGAGAAGCTTTGGCAGGGGGTTCCCCCAACGAGAAGGTCAATTGTGTGGGCATTCCATTCCTTAAAGTTATTCATGTCCCCATAGTTTGGGACGTCTGGATAATGATGGGCTAAGACCTCACTAGGGAATTTATCAATTTCACTGACAAACTGAGCTTCCCAATCCAAAGGTTTCCAAGCAACAGATGCAGCTTCCACTCCACTGCAAACGCTTCCAAATCTCATTTATCTATTATCGCCAGAACCGCCGAGAACCCCACGGGCCATCCGACTGTTTACTTTATCCAAGTTGCGCTGGGCCACCACTTCAAGGCCAACGCCGATATCAGTACATAGAGCCGCAAGGTCCCAAAGTAAGTCACCTGCTTCGTCAGCAATAGCTTCAAGATGTTCAGGCAAAAAGATGCCATTGTTGTCCCGCATAATCTTATGAATCTTACCTGCGATCTCACCTGCCTCTGAGAAGAGGCCTATTGCGGGGTAGATAATCGCATCAGACCTGAGATAGATGGCAGTTTTACCTGCTTGGGTCTGGTAGTCTTGCATATTCATAGGTCAACCTCGATTTGTTTAATTAAGCGATCTAGGTAATAGCGGCACTTTTTCAGGTCAGTCAGGCTACCCTCAACGGATGTGTGCTTGTATGGAAAACGCCACAAATACTTGAACGAGTTTTGCCAACAGTAGGCCGCGTGGGGGAGCATCTGAGTACCCTCGGCCATTGCTGCCATTGCATCGATGCACTCAATAGAACTGCTATTATAATGAGGCGGCTGATTTACCTGGTCAGGAGCCGATTGCGCTTTTTCCAGCGGCGGAATTTCACCCCACTTAGCCATCAGTGCAACTTCTTTCCGTTAAAGAGAACTACTTTGCTGCCGTTCTTCTTTTCAGTAATTTTATCAACAAGATCATCATCTGGTTCAAATTCTATTGAAAACCCACTATCATCGTCTTCCCAATCGCCATCATCTATAACGCTGCGAAGAGCATGTATCTCACTTAGAAAATAACCCTCTTTAGCAAACGAGTCTGGCTCAGTCTTGAGTTTGGATATGAGACCTTCTAAAACATTTTCGAAGTATTCCCGTTGATCTTCGGCCATTGTGCTAGAGAGATTACATTCTGCTTCTATGTCTATTCCACCAGTATCTTGATCAATGGTCAGTACGAACTTCACCGTATTGGTTGCAATCTTAGTCATGTGTCACCTCTAGTTGTCAGTTTAAAAAAATGTTCTGCGTCCACCACGGCAAGAGGCTTCTTGCGGTCACCTTTAATGATGACCAAAGGCTCTGATCCCTTGGGAGAATTAGCTGCGGCCTGTTCCATGATCTTGTAGAAAGCGAATGCCTTGTGTGCTTTGCATTCTAGAGAGTAAGGGAAGAGCCTACGGGCTGCTGGGCTTAACTGGACATCCTCACCCCCAGAACCCATTGCACAAGACTTAACATCATCAGGTAAGAGATCAGCGGGAAAGAGAGCCAGTATTTGATCTCTCGCCCATTTCTGAAGATTTCTACCCTTTGCCTTACCGCTTGCTGTGCTTATCCCCACTTCGGCTTCTCAAGAATTGTATAATCGCCCCAGCCTGTACCAAAATCTTCTTTGGAATTTGCTTCAGCCATTACAGCCAGGGTGCGGTGCATATGTTCAGTAGCCCACTCCATAGCTTCTGGTCCTAAGACATGCAGATGAGAGACATACGGAGCGGATTTCTCACAGGCAATGAAGTTAAACTCTTCAATGTCTAGGCCAGCCAATTTACAGACCATGACGTAAAACGCGCCTTGGATGAAGTACGCATATTTCGAGCATTCGGATGCAAAGCCTTTCGGGCTAGCGTCTTGGGTACTCTTAACATCATAGACGGTTTGTTGAGACTCAATCATCAAATCTGGACGGCATTTTAACAAGAGTCCTGAGATAGGGTCTTCAGCAAAGATACTAACTTCGTTTCTACGATCCTTATGCCTCAGAGCGTCCTTGCAGGTAGGGTTGTCTAAGGCTCCTTTAGCAATGCGATTAGCTACATTATACTCTACCTCTGTGAGGAGTACCTGATCCGCTGTAAGCTCTTCTTTCATGGACTTGAAAGCTGCACTGGCCTTTGTCTTAGGGCCTTTTACAACAAGGTCTCTGTCTTCTTCGAGCAAGAGGCTGTGGATTGCTGTTCCCATTGTAAAAGCGGCTGTTTGAGACCTCTTCTCACCCTTCCAGTGAGCCAGAGATTTCTTGTAGACCGCCTTTACTGCGGAGGAAGATATACCAGCCGTTGCGTGATATATCTCGTTGCTCATACCTTCAATGATGCCCACTAAACGAAATCCGCATCAAACGTATCTACGGCTTCCATAATACGGGCCGCTTCTGCCTCATCATCCACTTGCATCAGAGCTTCTTTGTAGGCTTCATCAATACGCGAGTTTTCAGCAGTAATAAGATTTTTTACATGACTTAAACTATCGTAAGTAATTTGATCCATTGCCAGAGAAGTGGCAAACTGGGGGCTGAAGTGCATGACATAATAGTTAGCCCCTTTTTCAGTAGACTTTTTCTCTGCATTAAGAAGACATTCAAAATCCCAGAGATTAACTCCTGTAGGCATTTTCTTTGTCACATCATGCCAGAAAGGGCCGTAGTTTTTACGCTTTAGGGACAGTAAAACAGGCTGATTTTCGATGGTGACTTCTTTACCTTGGGCAGTTTTACCTGTGTAGGAGATTAGACCTCGAATAATTCTGTATTTATCGCGTCCTTCAAATTCTTTACGTTGATCAGCGTCCATTTTTATAGACTCTTCATATGTGGGTTGCCCACACATAAGTCCACCTAGCTGATCTCTCGCTTCTTCACGTTGGTTTTTAATTAACAAAGATTTATTAACTAGTTTACCATCAGCCCAGTGTTGATACTGAATATGGTTACTAAACGCCCGTAGCCTCACGCCCTCTTTGGCATAAACACGGTCTTCAGCCGTATTTAAGAAGAATGCCCC